GTCGCCCTTTGCGCCGTCTGCTCCGGGATCGCCCTTCGCACCTGGATCTCCCTTGTCACCCTTCTCGCCGCGCGAAGGCTTTCCCGTGTCAGTCGTCCCGAGATACCAGTTTCCGTTTTCGCCGATGCTCGGGGTTATGCCGTCCGTTCCGCTGGCGCCCGCCGGGCCGGTGTCGCCCGGTTCGCCCTTCGGCCCCTGTTCGCCCGGATCTCCCTTGTCGCCCTTTGCGCCGTCTGCTCCGGGATCGCCCTTCGCACCTGGATCTCCCTTGTCACCCTTCTCGCCGCGCGAAGGCTTTCCCGTGTCAGTCGTCCCGAGATACCAGTTTCCGTTTTCGCCGATGCTCGGGGTTATGCCGTCCGTTCCGCTGGCGCCCGCCGGGCCGGTGTCGCCCGGTTCGCCCTTCGGCCCCTGTTCGCCCGGATCTCCCTTGTCGCCCTTTGCGCCCTGCAGCGGTCCGTTGTTGACCCACGCCTTCGTCACGCCGTCGTAGATGTAAATGTCATACGGTGCAGCCGCGCCCACGCCGTAGGCGTCTCCGACCTCCGGATTCTTGACTGACGCCTGCAGCGCGGAGACCGAGCCGTAATAGCCCTTGACCACAAATCCGGAGCCAGTGTCTCCCTTCGGCCCCTGTGGACCTGCCGGGCCCTGTGGGCCGGTCTTCCCCTGCGGGCCGGTTTCTCCCTGCGGGCCAGTCGCGCCCGTGTCGCCCTTCTCGCCTTTCTCTCCCTTTTCGCCGGGTTCCCCCTTCGGGCCAGTGTCGCCGGTCGCGCCCTTCGGGCCTTCCGCGCCGATCGCGCCGGTGTCGCCCTTCGGCCCCTGCTCGCCCTGCGGACCTGTCTCGCCCTTTGGCCCCTGCGAGCCGGGCTCCCCCTTCGGGCCCTGTGCGCCGGTGTCACCCTTCGCGCCCGTGTCGCCCTTCTCGCCCTTGACGGTCTCGACGTTGAAGTCAAATGTCTTCCCGTCCGAAAGCGCGATCGTGTACGTTGCCGTCGTCCCGCTCTGCGATTTCTTCGTGATCGACGTGATGCTCGCGCCCGCCTCGCCGGTCTCGCCCTGTGCGCCGGCAGGTCCGGTCTGCCCCTGCGGCCCCGCCGGTCCCGTCTCGCCCTTCGGCCCCTGCGGGCCCATGACCGAGCCGAGGTCTATCACGCTGCCGTCCGTCAGCGTGAAAATCAGCTTCCCTGCGTCCGTAACCTCCACGGCCTTTACCCCGCGGGAGATCAGTCCGCCGATCGTCACCGTGATCTGATTCGGAATCTCTACCCTCATACCTGCTCCTTACTCCACGAACGCCCGGTTCCTGCTCGCCAGCGTCGTCTTGTCGCCGTGCGTGTACCGGATATCGTAGGTGTACTTTCCCTTCGTGAATTTTGCCGTGACCGTCGCGTCGAAGTTCAGCGTGACCTGGTCATTCTCCACCTTCGCAAAGCTGAACGTGTGGACGGTCTGCCGCGTATCGTCCAGAAACACGATCGCCATGCTGTCCGTCGTCCCGATCGTGACGGCCTCGCCGTCCTGGTCCTTCAGGTCGAACCGCAGCACGATCGAGAATGTGTCTCCCTCGTACCACCGCAGTACCCCTTTGTCGATCCTCGGGCTCGGATAAGCCCCCGGAATTGGCGTCGCCATACCGCATCCCTCCTTTTCATCCAGTGTAGCAGACCCCCGCGCCGGATTCACCCCACGCGCAGCAAAGCCGGGGCTTTCGCCCCGGCCCGCTCATCATTCCTTCAGCCACTTGTCAATGTCCTTCGACTTCTTGCTCCTGTCAAAGCCGACCGCCGTATAGGCTGCCAGCAGCTTCTCCTTGAGCTTCTTCCGTTCCTCAGGCGAGGCCGCAATGTACTTCGGCTTGTATTCCGTCGTGATCGCGTCGCCGATATCGCCCTTCTTGGCTCCGTGGTCGAAGTATTCCTTTGCCGCCGCTTTCAGATCCCCGCCATCTTCGATGGTCTGCAGGATCTTGCCGTACTTCGTATAGTCCTTCCCGCCGATCCACTCCTTGTAGAGCCAGTACGCCTTGTTCTCATCCTCGGCGTAGTCGTTCGCAAGGATCTTCTGAATCGCCTTCTCCTGCGTCACGGTCCCGGCGGCGACGGCATCCTTGAGATCCTGCTTCTGCCTCGCTTCCTGCGCGTCCTGGATCTTCTCGTTCATGTAGTCGATCCGCTCCTGCGTGCTCTTCGGCTCCATCTCCGCCTTCTGCGTATCCCCGGCAAGAACCTGATAATAATACTCTGCCTTCGCCTCATCGCTGATATCATAGGCCTTCAGCAGCATCATCTTGTCATAGTTCTTCTCCAGCTTCCGCGCCGCCTGGATGAACGCATAGGTCTCCCGCTGGTCCTCGCCTCCCTCGGTCATGCCCTGATAGGCGGCAGTCTCCTTCGCGGACAGCGACTTGAACCCGCTCTCCACCCAGCTCTGCGCCTCTTCCGTCGCCGTCTTGCCGAACAGCAGCGCCTGCGCCCAGCTCTTCGCCCGGTCTGCGGGATTGTCGTTATACACGGGATACTGTAAGATGTCGCGCCCCTCGTTGTCGACCGAGTAGCTGCCGCCTTTCCATGCTGCCACGCCGCCCTGAATCAGCTTTCGCGCCTGCCCGCCTCCGAACGGCGGCACGAGATAGTATGCAGGCTTCGCCAGCTCCCGGCGGATCGTGTAGCCCCGTTTCTCAGGTGCAATCTCTTTGCTTGTAGCAGCCTTGAAAATCGCTCCCAGATCAGGCAGCGCAGACGCAACCGCGATTCTTCCGTTATCGACCTCCAGTCCAAGCATCGTCAGTACCTGCGTGAACGGCAGTTCTCCCAGCAGATTCTGCGTCAGGTTCGCTGCTACGCCGTAGGCGTCTTCCTGCTGCGTCGTGAAGTCCCACTCGCCCGAGATCATCGCATCGATCGTATTGGGTATCTGATAGCCCGTAATATCACCAACCGTATCGTTTATGATGTCAAACGGGTCTTGGCCCATTCTTCTTCCAGTCATCGCTTCGTAGGCCTCGTTCAATACCCAGCTTCCAAGCATCCACCCAAACATGGCTTTGCATAAGGCCAGTATGCCTTTCTTTCGCTCCTCTTGGTATAAATCCTTGAATACCCAGCTTAACGTGTTGTTTACCTCCAGCTGGAACTGCGTGAACAGTTTCACCAGCGGGTTCCGCGCGGAATACAGCGTCGGCGTCGAGCCTTTGCTGCGGTCTGCCATCACGCCGGCCGCAAACTGGTCCGCCTCCTGCATCGCGCTCGTCTCGCTCATGCCCCTTTGCAGGTTTTGATAATACCGCGCACGAACGACGCTGCCTGTCGTGAATCTGTCCACAATCTCCATGAGAATACCGGCTTTCTCCGATACCTTATCCATCGTAGATTCCGCCAGTCTTTCATATCCGGATCTATTGTTTATAAACACTGACGCTGCGCTCAACCCGTCTGCGTTCCAATAGTTTTTCAGCGTTGCCCGCATGCCAATCACCATATTCCAGCCGCCTGTCTGGGCTGCTGCCTGCGTGATCGGAATGAAGTTTGTGAGCGCCGAACCCACGTTGGCCGCGACCATGTTCGCGCCCACGCGGGACTCGAATTTCTTCATAACGTTGTAGAATCGTCTCCCAAACGTCTTCTCCATGCCCCGGTCGAGCCGCGACTTCTTTCCCGCCAGAAGGTTTGTGTATTCGTCCAGCTCATCCACAAAGTTCGAAAGCCCATACCGTCCCTCCTTCGTCAGGTTCGTCACCTGCTCGTTGGCTTCGTCCGGGTTGAGGAATGGGTTCATCATGATCGCATCGATCCGCTGCTTCAGTCCCTCGTCCGACGCCCGATACCGGATCTGCGTCGCCAGCGCCCGCAGCCGCTGAATGTCCGCCGTGTGGAAGATCACGTCCGTCGCGACCTCGATATACCGGTCAAAGCCCTGCAGCGCGTCATACGCTGTCGCGTAGCCAAGTCTGTTCTGGATGTTCGCCATGTACCGGATGCCGGGTTTGAAGTTTGCCGTGAGGCCGTTGATCGTCGCAGGCAGCGGCGACACATCGCCCTCGATCCCGGCCGCCCTTGCGAACTTCTGCAGAATGCTGCCGCCTTCCTCGTTCTCCTGGAAGTGTGGGAAATATCCCTGCAGATAATTGACCGGCTCATATCCATTCTCAATGCGCACCCGATTCATATCCTGGAACAGCTTGTCGTAGACCTCGTGAAAAACCTTCACGGCTGCCCGCACCTTTCCGAGATCCAAATTCGGGTTTTGCTTCTCGAATTCCTGAATCGCCGCGTTCCACTCGTCAAACGTCATCCCCCCGCGCCTTTCGACACGCGGATGCTGCTTGAGATAGTCCCGGTTGAATTCCGCCTCGCCCAGCCACTGCACCGCATAGCTCTCCGAGACCAGATTTCCCTTCCGTACCTGCCGGTCGAGCTTCAGCTCCCGGATCCTGTCCTGCTGCTCGACCAGATAATTCTTGCGCTTGCTTTCGTTTTCGTGTACGGGCCAGAAATACTTGTTGATAAAAGCATTGGCCTTTTCGTCAGAGACCTTTCCCTTCCGCGCGATATCCCGGATGTTCCGCTCCATCGTCTCACGCTGATATCGGATCCCCATGGTCTTGTCGACCCACTTGACGGCCTCGGCTTCCGTCAGCGCCTGCTCGGCAAAGTCCCGCAGTCCCTGCTTGCGCTGCGCGTTCCATGCCTTGAGCTTCAGCGCCAGCATATCATAGTCAGCCTTTGCCTCGTAGACCTTCAGGATCTGCTGCCCGTTTTCCAGCCCTGCCACATAATCCGGGCTTGTCTCCCCGCGCAGCAGCCGGTTCACGATCTTCTGGTCGGCTTCCGTCAGCAGCGTCTTGCTCTGCGCTTTCTCGACCACTCGCCTTGCATCCTTCAGCTGCGCCCACATCTGCTTCGTTTCTTCCGCTGTCTGCGGAATAGCAAGCTTTTCTTTGGCCTTGTTCTGCGCGTCCAGATACCGCTGCGCCACGCGCAGCCCGCTCGTCAGCCGGTCAATGGATTCCGTGAAATTCGCCTGCTGCCACTTCTTAAAGCTCGCCGCCTGCGGCCCGTAGTATTCATCCAGCGTCTTCTGCACCTTCTGAATCCCGCGCGCCACATCGTAGATCTGCATCAGCTGGTCGCTCGGCGCGGTAATGTCCGCCGGAAACAGCTCCGGCGCCATTTCCCGAAGCTGCTGATACGCCACGTCAACCGGCAATCCGTCCTTGCTGATCGTCAGCGTTCCCATGGCCGCCTTCCGGAACAGGTTGTAGTCCGCAATGTCCTGCCGGTCCGTCTCGGAGATGGAAAGCTTCTGATCCCGGATGAACTTCTTGAGGTCGCCGTATTGCTCGATGTACTGCGTATCTTCCTCGATGCCTGCCTGGTAGGCCGTTTCAAAGAGATCATTCAGCTTCGCCCGGTCAAGCTGCCCGTCCGTAAAGAACGACCGCAGTGCTTCCTCGGCCATCGGCCGCAAAACCTCCCGCTTCGCCTGCCCCGGCACGCTCAGATTCTCCGCCAGCTCGTTCACCAGCCGGCTTTCCAGCCGCCGCACATACTGCGCCGCCTTCTCCCCCATCAGATCCCGATACCGCCCGTCCTGCGCGGAATACCGGAACTGGCTTACCGACGGCGTGTTGTCCGCCTGCGGGAGCGTCCCGTTCTCAAAATAATCCCGGATCGCTTGCAGCACCTTGTCGGCGTGCGTCCCTCTGGAAAATTCCGTGCTGGAGATCGTGTTGCCCTGCGCATCGTCAATGTCCAGAATGACCTCGCCGCGTTCCTTGCTGATAAAATCGCTGAGCGCTTCCATCTGTGCCTTTGTCGGCATAACGGCCAGATTGATGCCTCCGCTCTCTGGTGAAATGCGGATGTTTCCCTCCTGCATGAAGCGCACCATGCCGCCGCTGTAATCTCCGCCGCCGTAGTCCTCGCCCAGCGCGTCAATGATATCCCGATGATCGACCGTCCGGTATCCGCCGGGCCCGCCCTCGTGCCGCCCGGAGAAATCCAGCCTTGCGCCGTTCAGCAGCACATAGCCCGTCTCGCTCCACTTGTACGTCCGCCCGAAATAGTCGAGCGCGGTCTTGTCGTTCTGCTTTCTCTGCTCTGCAGCCGTTTGATCTGCGCTGGCAGAGAATTTCCTCTTTGCCGTCTCTGCGGTAGTTCCAACACTTACAACATCTGAAAATTTCTCTCCGTACAGATTGACTTTAGGCCCCTTATAGGTTATACTACCCATAGAACCATAGCGTTGCAGAGTGATAGGCATTTGGAAGCCTATTGTTCTAAGTAACGGGATGGTTCTTTTTTCGTCTGCGTGCAGGACAAAACTGTTCTGCACGAATCTGTCTGGATGATTGTCTTTCGTGTACGCGCTTGCAACCTTCTGCATATCATCCAGCAGCAGCCCGTTTTCCGTCGGTCGAAGGTCCATCACGCACATGACCGGTCTTCCGTCACTGGCTTTTACCGTCCCGAAGATAACAAGTCTGCTGTTCTCTCTTACGTTTGCGCTGTTTCTGCTTTTCAGGATCAGAACCGGATCGTCCAGAATCTCCGGGATCCGTTGGATCTCGCGGATCGTCATTTCAGGGTGCTCCTTCAGAATGGTGCTGATCTTCTCGCCGTTCATATAAATATCGCTTTCGATTGCCCCCAACCCTTGCAGCGTCGCGCCGGTCTCACCCAGCACAAAGGACGTGCCCTCCGGCATCCCGGACTTGTACCATGCCGCCACTCTGCTTTTGAAATCCTGTGCAATCGACATTTTCGCCGGTGGCGCTCTCGCGCTGCCGGATTTTTTCTGCCACTGGCCGACCTCCATCTTCACGTCCGCGCGCAGCTTGTTCGTGCCGTAGTCCGTGCGGTTCATGCCGGCGTAGGTATCCGCGATGATCTCCTCGACGTAGGCGTCCGTGTCGTCGCCGTAGATCCCGGCGTAGGCGTCCACGTAGCTCTCGATCATCTCCTTTGTGATCTTGCCCTCGCCCAGCAGCCGCTTCTGGATCTTCGCCGCCATCTCCGGCCAGCGCTTGACAAGCAGATGATACCCCTCGTGCTTCGCCAGCTCGAACGCAGAATACTCCTCGCTGTCCGCCCGTATGAGCACGGATCCGTCCTCCGTCACGGCAGCGTCCGCATAAAACGTCTCCCCGTCGATCTCCTGCGCCAGCTGCCCGGTGAAGAACCGCGCATTCTGTACGCCCATCGACCGGAAGAACTTTGCCGCCGCCTGGATATCCTCGCTTCTGGCCTCTTGTCCCTTCGGCATGACGCGCACTTTTTGCGCATTGTTCTCTCCGAAACCGAGATCCGAAAGCGTTACTTCATCCCAAGCTTTTGCGAGATCTCGCGCACCCTGTGCTCTCTTTCTTCCGGCGTCAGCTCTTTGCCGCTGCTCTGTGCCTTGGCGAACGCCTCCAGTCTGTCCTTCGGCACGCTGACCAGCTTGCCCGATTTGTCCTTCATCAGTAACCTCGATACCTCCATTGTTTACCCCTTTCTGCCCTGCGGCAAGGCCCGCTCGATATGCGGCTGCCGCCACGTCCTGATTCATTCCTTCGGCGTATCGCATCGCCCGCTGCTCACTCGCGCCGAGCCGTCCCTGCTCATAGACCTGTCCGAAGCTCTGCGCATACTGCTCCGTAGGCATCCCCGTCGTGTTGCCGTTCAGGAAATACGACGCTGTTATCTCGTCATAGCCCGCTCTCCGGGCCTGCTCCTGCAAATACTGTTCTTCCTGCTGCGCAGCCGCTTCATCCAGCTCCTGCTCCGCGCCCGCCGTCTGCTGCTTGGCATACTGTACCGGATCCAGCTCTCCTATGTTCTCTGTCCCCGGAATTGGCGCAAATAAGCTGTCCTGGTTATACTGCTGCTGCGCCGCCTGCTGGGCCTGCTGCACTGCCTGGACGCTCTGCTGTGCCCGATTCTGCTCCTGCTTCTGCTGGTACTGCTGCGCAGGCCTCTGGTTCTCCTGCGCCGTCTCTGCCGCGCTCTTGTAGATCTGGAATTTCTTCTCGTCCGCCTCGGCCTGCGCCTGCTCCTGCCGGGCTTGTTCCTGCAGCTGCTCAAGCCGGGTCAGCGTCTCCGGCACGCGCGGCTCCTGCCCTTCGTCCACGGCCGCCTGCTGCTCCTTCGCAACCTCGCGCAGCGTGTCCTCCACGGCTTTCTGCGTCACCTCGCCGCCTGCGTCCACAGTCTGCTGCAGCTCCTCGGCCAGCTGGCGCGCCCGTGTTCCTTCCTCCTGCGCCATGCCATAGTCTATCACGTCCTGAACCTCGCCCGCTTCTAAGACCGCTCTGGCCGTCTGCGTGACGTTTGCCTCCAAAATCACGCGGTTCACGCCCGCATACGTCCCGGACATGGCAAGGCCGGACAGGCCGCCCGCGAGGAACGAAAGGCTGTCTTCTTTTGCGAAGTCTCCGACCATCGCCGCCAGCGCCTGCGCAGGCGTCTTTCCGTCCGCAATGTAAGCCGCGTAGGCCGACATGACCTCGCCCCGGTCATGCTTCGCTACCACATCATACGCACGGTTTAGCCAGTTGGACGCGATCTCTTCCGCGCCTTCCGACGCAAACGACCGCAGCGCCTTCTTCCACACGGCCTTTCCGCTCAGCATGTTCTCGATGATATTGCCCACGGAGTATTTTTCCGTAATGCCCTCGATTGCGCCCTCGACAATGCCGTCGATCAAGGCTTCCTGATTGGACTTCCCGTTCTGGATCCCCTCATACACGGAGTCCGCCGCGACCTGCGAGCCCATCACCCAGTTCATGGTCTCCGCGACCGCGTCCTTCGCCCCCGCGCCGGCCACGCCGCCGAAGGTTCCCACGAGCCCCGTCGAGACCGCCATGTTGACCGCGCTGTCCAGTGCCGACGTGCCCGCCTGATACAGAAACTGCCCCGTCGGGTTCATCCCCTGCATCACGCTCCCCCGGATCCCGGAGGAAAGCCGCGTCGCGTTGTATGCGGGGCTGTATACGTTCGTCGGCATATCCTCGTTCTGATAGCCGCCCGCCCACTTCGGCAATACGCCGCGCAGCGATTCCACATTGCCCAGTGCCTTCGCCGGGGCTGTCACCGCCGAGAAAAGCGTTCCCATGATCGGCGTCTGCTGCCCGATCTGTCGCGCCGCCGCATCAAGCTTCTGCGCGTTCTCATAGTCGTCGAGCACCTTCTGCCATTCTGCAAGCTGTTTCAGCTTCTCGTCGCCATAGCCCTTCTCGTTCATCGCCGTCTTCGCGTCGTATTTTGCAAACGCCCGCACGCTGTATCCGTTCAGCTCCTTCCCGCGGTACTGCCGGAGCAAATTTTGATCTTCCTCGCTCAGGTTCCCGATCGCCTCCTGTGCCCGGGCCAGCACGCTCTGACTGTCGACCTGCGCCTTGCGCTTCTGCAGCGCGTCGATCTCGTTCTGCAGCTGCGTCACGCTCTTTCCGTTTTCAGACAAACCCGTCCCGGAAAAGTGCGTGTCCGCCTGCTCGACCTCGCGATTGTAGATCTCGCCCTCCAGCAGCTTCGACGTCCGCCGCATCCCGCGCACCTGATCCCGCTCCACGGTCTTCATCGCCCGTGCCCGCGCGATTGCCTTGTTTACATCATCCTTCTGGCTTTTGACCGACGGTCGGAACGTCAGCGCCGCGCTCTGCTGCTGCAGTGCCATCAGCCCAAGCTGCCGCCCCTGCGCCGCCTCCACGCCGCGCAGGTAATTCTGGTATGAGCCATACTGTGTCTGCATCGCGGAAGACCGGCTGTATTCCTGCTGCGACACCTTTCCGCTGATTGCCGCCCCCGCACTCTCCGCCTTTTTCTGCCCGCTCTCGCCATCTCTGGAATAAAGCTGCACAGCGGCGCGATACGCCTCAAACGCCGCCTGCCGTCTGCGCATTTCCTCGTTCCCGTTCTGTACACCCGCTACAAAATCCGTCCGGTTCATAAGCCCGCCGGAAGAACCAGCCGCTTTCGACTGGTTCTTCTCGATGCCGTTCATAAATTTTTTCTTCGAGATAAGGCTCATTCCGTCCTCCTTATTTCCTGCTCTTTGAGACCTTCGCCTGCTTATAACTGACGCCGCTGTCGATCTTCTGCCCCGTGCGCTCCCAGATCAGATTTGCGAGGTTGTTCCACTGCTGCTTGCTCATCTGGCTTCGCGCGTTCACGGCTTCATCATAGGCCCGCTCCGTCTTTCCCTGCGCCAGCAGCGTCGAGATCGTCTGCATCACGCCCCTGTAGCTTGCGTCCAGCATGGACACATTTTCGTCCCGGTTCCCGTAGCCGTTGATGAGGTTCAGCCCCGCAGAGCTGCTTCCACCGCCGCCGGAGCCCTTCGCTGCTGCCTGCTCCGCCGCCAGCGCCTGCAGGTAGGCAGCGTTTTCGTTGTTGGCCTTCTGCGCCCAGTAGTTCAGCATCGCCTCCCACTGGCTCTGGTCCAGCGACCGCTCCGAGTTGTACGCGCTCCGCGCATCCGAAAGATCCGAATAATAATCGCTGACCGTATCCCGGTACCGGCCGTAGTCCGTGTCTTCCCGGCCCTTCACGAGGCTGTACTGTTTATAAAGGTCCGTCCCCTCATCCTGATACCGCTGATATGCCTGCTGCTGCAGCTGCGGCACGATGTCGTTGAGGTTCTGCAGATACGCATTGTACGCCTGCTGGCCCACCTGCTCACCGTAGGTCGAGCCATAGCCGCCCGTGAGTGCCGCCGCCTGCCCCATCGTGTCCTGCATGGCTAGCCGCCCGAGACGCTGATACTGCTCCCGGTACTGCTGGTACAGAGGATCCGTCCCCATGTCATAGCTGAATTTCTTCCGGTTCCGGATCTGGTCATACAGACTCGTCAGCTCATCGTCCCATCGGGACTGATACGCGCCCGGCTTGCTGGCCTTGACCTGCTCCAGATACGCTTGCGCCGCCTGCACGCTGCCCGACGGCGTATAGCCTCCCTCCAGTCCGTTCAGCTTGCTTCTCGTGTAGTCCGAAACACCGGACATGGTGTATGGGCTGTTCCGGGTCTGGTAGCTTCCGCCATAGTTGCGCGTCGTCTGGTTCTTGTTCACCAGCTGCGACTGATAGCTTCCGTCCGCGTTCACGCCCGTAATGCGGTACGTTCCGCCCCCGGTCACAACCTCGTCGCCGGCTGAAAGCCCCGCCGGGGCCCTGCCGCCCGACTCTACTCGATATACGCTCATAGTCTCACCGCCTTAAAGCTTGAAGTGTGTCGCGTACTGCTTCGGCATGTACGCCTGGTTGTAGGCGTTGAAATACCCCTGATAGTAGCTGTTGTATTTCGCCGCCTCGTTTGCATACTTCGTCGTCTCCCCGTTGGCGTCGCAGATCTTCATCCCCAGATACCAGCGGTAAATTTCATCATACGGCCACGGGATCAGCAGCTCCGTTTCCAGATCCACGTCCTCCCCATAGCCCGTGAACGGCTCCGGTTCCTTCTCGTGCTCGTGTGTACATATGATATCCCGGTACACGATCCCGTCCAGCTCCGACAGCCACCGGACCTTATCCGGTGTCTCGTACTGGTTCTGCAGTAACCGGTCGACCGTCTCGATTGCTTCTCTGATTTTCATAGTCCCCTCCTTACCAAAAGAAGGGGCATTTCTGCCCCTTCCTCTGCTTCATGCCGTCATGGGCATTCACTTGTCAGTTGTCCGCCTGCGCGCGGCGGAAGGCTTCTTCCTCCGCCATCCGCGCGTTCATCAGAACCTCATACACCGGCAGCGGGACCTGCACGTCCTTGCCCTTCGGCACCATGAACGTCCGTCCGTTTACCGCCACAAAGCGGCTCTGCTCCTCGTTCTCCTGCCCGCGGGGCAGATAGATCGTCTTCATGACGTCCCACACGTCTTCCGGGTTTGCCTGTGCAGCCGCCGCAGCGGTCTTCTCAGTTGCCATTGTATGTGCTCCTTTCTCAGTTGGCTTCGTCCGTACCGGAGTATGCGCTGCAGCTCTCCACGCGGACCATGCGGTCCTCGTACAGCAGCTTCGCCGCCATCTCGGCCTTGTAGCCGACGGTCGAGAACTGGTTCAGCGGGCCGCCGATCTCGTCCTTGCCCTTGACGATCATCTCAAGATTGCCGCCCTCCGGATCGATCATCTTGTATGCGTCCTTGCCGAGGAACAGCGTCGCGTACACGCTGTAGTAGACCGTCGTTCCTCCGCCAGACGCTGCAGTCTTGACCGGGCAGGTCGAGTTGTTGAAGATCTTCGCCTCCGTCGTCTCGACAAACCGGACGCCGTGCAGCTCGCCGATCTCACCCGAGAACAGCGGCGTGACGTCTGCATACTTGTGCGCCTCGACCCATGCGTCCGAGGACCGCAGGTCGTATGCGACCGACGGATGGATGATGGCGACGTACTTGCCGTCGATCTTCGGAGCCTTCATTTTCTTCAGCGTCGTTACGGCCTTGTTGACCTCGTCCGGCGTCAGCTTCGCCGTCAGGTCGAGGCCTGCGCGGCTGGTGACTGCCGTATGCGCGCCGCCCGCTGCGACCTTGTCGCAGTACTGCACGTTCGAGCCTGCCACGACCGCGTCGCGCACGCGCTTGTCGATGGACGTACCGGCGGAAGCGCCGAGTTCTTCGGTCGCGCCCAGGATGACGTTGTCCAGCGCATGCAGCTCCAGCTGATCCGAGACCGTCACGTACAGGCCGATCTGCTTGATCGCGCCGGTCGTGCTGGTCTGGCCCATCTTCTGGCCGGTCGGGATGACGCCTTCGGTCAGCTCCTCCGCGTCCTTCAGCGTGTTCCACTTGCGCCACTCGACGGTCTTGCCGTGGTTGCGCGGCAGCGCCTGACGGCCTGCCAGCTGCGCATGCACGAGGTTCGGCCGTGCGTTCTCGAGCAGCTGCGTGTCGTAGAACGTCTTCATGGTCGGCGCGAGCGTGTCGTTGCCGCTGAATGCGGTCGTCTGACCGGTGCCTGCGTTTACGTAGTTGCCGGTCGCGTTGACGAGCGTACCGGCGTCAGCAAAAAACTGAAATCCGACTTTGGATTCAAACATGATTTCCTATCTCCTTTCTCAGGGGATCACTCGCTCCCCTCTTGCTGCGCGGCGGCGCATGTCCTCCACCTCCGCGCGTGACCAGTGTGTTTTCATCGGGACGTTCTCTCCGCCCGCAGCGCCGGAGCCGATCTCCTGCGGCCGCGCGCCCTGCGCCTGGATGGTCCGCATGACGTTTTCCCGCGCCTGGTTCGCCACCAGCTGTGCCTGTGCCTGTGCGATCTCCTGCTGATGGATGACCTCATAGGCCGTCTTCGGCGGCACGCCCGCGCCCATGAGCCGCGCAAAATCCGGGTTCTGCATCTCGGTCTCAAAGTCCGCACCGTACCGCGCCGTCACATCCCGGGCAAAGTCTGCCTGGATCCCGGCAAAGGCTTCTCGCATCTGGTACTCCTGCAGCTGCCGCCGCATGGCCGTATTCTCGGCCCTGCCGGCGTACTCCTTTTTGAGGGCGTCCGCCGACATGCCCTTTTCCATGGCCTCCGCGCTATAAAGCCGCTCGTCAGCGGAAAAGCGCTGTGCCAGTGCCGCGAAGTCCGTCTTCCGCGGGTCCGACGTGTCGATCCCATAGAGCGCGCCCAGCTGGTCGATGATCGGCGCCATCGCCTCGGCCTGCCCCTTGTACTGGTTCAGCCCGCGCACGCGCTGCTTTACGACCTTCTGCACCGCAGAATCAAAGTCCTGCTTGTAGCGGCCCCGGATCAGACTGTCAAACGTTTCTTCCTGTGTACCCTGTCCCTGAGCGTCGGGGACGTTGACCGGCTGCTGCTGCACCTGCGCCTGTGCGGCTGCCTCCTGCCCGCTCTGCTGACCGGCGACGTCAGCTGCGCCCGTAGTCTGAGCGCCTGCGCCCGTGAATTCGCCTTCCATGCTGTAAATTCCTTTCTGGCGTTTATTCTAAAATCATCGTAGCACAAACTTTTCCCAACTTCACCCCACGCCGCGGCAGAAATAATCCCGCCAGAACGGGCCGCCGCAATCGTCGGTTCTTATCCCGGCTGCGTGCTTTCTTCCGACTTTTTGCGCGCATTCTCCACGATCTTCGGCTCCTGCGCCTCGCCGGTGTTGATCTCCGGCTTCTCCGCTGCCGCGGCGCTCGCCTGCGGGACTGCCTGTCCGCCCTCCTGCAGGATCTGCTGTGCCAGCCCCTCACCCATGACCGGATCGTACCGGTCTGCCAACGCCAGCGCCAGCTGCTGCCACTCGATGAGCCGCTGCTGCAGGTCCGCGTTCTCCTGGATTTTCTGGATGATCGAGTCTTTCCCGTCGAAGTCCATCATGTCCAGTGTAGATAGCGCCTGGTCGACCATCTGCGGGTTGAAGAATCCCAGCTGGAAGAACTGCAGTGCCAGCTCGTTCTGCGCCATGGACGTGTACTCACTCGCCTTCTGCGCCGAGACCTCAATGTCGAAGACCGGCTGCCGCAGCCCATCCGGCTGCCCGTTCGCGCCGTAGAGCGTCTGCGGCTGCAAGCCCTGATTGCTGTACTGTACGAACTGCTCTGCCCCGCGCTGCCCGATGATCCGGAACTGCCGCGGCAGATCGTAGAACTGCCGGATCCGCTCAATGACCATCCGGATCATCCGCGCATACGCCCGGTATGCCGACTTCGTAGAATCCTTGCTGCTCCTGCCGGATGCCTCCTGCAAGGCCGCAATGGCCGAGGCTGCCGTCACGCCCGAGTTTGTCGCGCCGTTGTTGACATCCGTGTTTCCCGTCGTCCACTTGAGCTCTTCAATTTTGTTCTGCAAGATCGCAATGTAATTGCTGTTGAGCATGTTCACCTGGATCGGAACCAGACTGTCCTGCCCCAGATTCCCATCCACATGCACAAACGGCTTCGTCCAGTCCGCGAACTCCTGCTCGTTGACCGACCCGTCCGACCGCTTGAACCACCGAGGCGTCGTCGCCATGATCGCGTTCTTTACGATCGCCTGGTTCATCCGGTCGATCTGCTCCTGCGTCGACTTGCCGATGTCGATATAGCCATACCCGGCAATGCTGCCTTCCACCGGGAACAGCGCGTCGACCACGAACGGGTATTCCCCGTCGTCATACAGGCCCGTCTCCGCCATGGGCTTTCCGACCGGTTGCTGCACGATGCTGCCGTCCGGCATGGTCATCGTGTCATACCTCTGCTCTGTGTCGTTCTCCGTCGCCTGCAGGATGGTGTCGCCCACCAGCTTCGCAAAGTGCAGCACCTGCCGTCCGTTCTGATATTTCTTGTAATACCAGTCCACCACCATCGACTTGTTGTCAAAGTTGATGACGTCGTCCGTGTTGTACTTCTGCTGGATCTGCGGATTGGAATTGAGCTTTCCCTGCAGCTCCGGGTACTTCTCGACCAGCAGATCGTTATCCACCATCTCCGTCAGGAAGATGTTCTTCGACTTCTGCAGATCCCGCACGCCCGGCTCCCAGAAAAAAGACAGAATATCCACCGGCTGCACCGAGATATCCCCGAGTCCATTCAGCTTCGAGGAATCCCACTTCACATGCCAGATGAGCGTCCCCTGCTTGAGTTTCGTCCACTGGCTGTCCGAATAGACCTCCTCGAAGTCGTTCTGTTCCAGAATGACCGGCAGCACCGAGGAAAGCTTCGCCGCCTCCTCCCGGTCGTCCGGTTCCCGCGGCCGGATCGCCGGGGCCGGATATGCCGCGATGGCATCCGCGTGCTTGCCCATAATGACGTTGAAGAGCCACGCCGATGTCCACTTGTCGTCCTCCTGGTTCCCCTTCTGGATCCTCTGCCAGCTGCGCATGCGCCACCAGTCCTCCGAAGCAATGACCCGCGCCTCCAGCGCACTCTTGCCCTGCCGGTATTTCTGCAGCGTGTCCATGGCCTTTCTGGCCTGCTCTTCGCCGATGGACTTCCGCGTCGTCAGCCCGCTCGCCGTGTCATTCTGCATTCTCGGCTGCATCTGCTCTGCCTGCATCCTCTGTGTCCTCCTTCCGCATATCTGCTGCCGTCAGCAGCTCGACCTCATGCCGGATCCCGTCCAGCACAAGCCCCACCACGACCGGCGGCAGCCCCGCCCGGTTGATGTCCCTTACCAGCTGCCCCCGCAGCTGCACGATTGCCTTTGTGATGTTCATTTCAATCTCCTTCCGCCGCTATGGCCGCATTGCCTGAATCAGCTTGTTTACTCCGGCCTTCATGTTCAGCAGTATCCGTGCATAAATCGGGGCTCCTTTTTTGATGCTGTCAGGCTTAACCCCATCATACATTGCTTGCCTCGCATCTTCATCGACATATAACAGCCCTCCCCCTATCCCATTAAACGCCTGGCTGACAATGCTTGCCGTTATAGTATCCCCAGGCACAATTGTAGGAACAGTATCAGCCCGCACCCCTGTCAGCTCGCTCATAGCGATCAGCTTTTGATACAAGTCATTCATCGCAGCTGCGGTCAGATTCGACACATGCTGCCCAGCCTTGATTTTTTCATCATCATTGTCTGTCCACGCAAAATCTGAAACTTGAACGCGACGGACAAAGTAAAATCTTATCACGGAGCCGCCTTGTTGTATCCGGTTTAAATTGATGCTTTCGCCCTTGATCCAGCGATCCATCTGCCCTGCGCCTCTGCATATCATAAAAACATATGCCTTCCCATATGTTTTGTAGGCCAGCGTATCTGTGACCGCAATTTCTGTCCCCTCTATTTCTTCGGTCAACGTCGCCATCAGCGTTCCACCATTGTCGGTATAGCATTTTTCCGTATACGTCGCCATATCCTCACCCAAACACCGGCGTTGCGGTGCTGATCCCCTCGATGGATGCTGCATGGAAAATGATCTTCCCGCTTGCGAGCAGCTGGATCCACGCGCTTTCATCCTTGTTCTGCAGATACACAGAGCCCTTTGTCGACTTGATGCGCACCGCCGGGCCGGACAGATTGACCGCATATTCCGCCGTGCTGGAGGACGTAAACTGCAGACTGCCCTCCGCGCCGCCGATCGTGCCGTTGGAGAAATTTGTGCCCGCGATCTCAAGACCGTTGCTGATGATGTTGATCTCATCCATGATCTGCTTGAGCTTCGTCTGGATGCTCGTACCGTCGAGCTTCAGATCCGTCGCGTTGATTGTTCCGCCGATCTCAGCCCCCGTGCACGTCAGCTTGCCGTTCGCGTCGACCTTGAATTTGTCCTTGATGGAAAGCCCGCTCGTGCCGAAGTACATGCTTGCGCTGCCCCCAAATTCGTTGGCCTTGCGGAAAATGCTGCTTTCCGAGATCGTCCACGGGCCGAACGTCGAGTCGGCTGCTGCCGTGATCTTCCCCGACAGCACCGCCCCCGCCGCCTCCAGCGTCCCGGATGGGAAATGCAGCTTCTTGTCGCTTAAATACGCGACCTCCTTCCCGTCCTGCCAGAAGCTCACCCGGTCCGGCGTCACCGTCACCAGCTCGTTCTTCGTCTGGTCGATGACCCGTTCGCCGCCGTCCGTCACCTTCGTCTCGATGTTCCCCACGCCCACGCCGTACACCGGCGTCACGTCGTTGTAATACAGCAGCCCCGTCTTGATATACTGCTGCGAATTCACCGAGAACTGATTGTTGACGCCCGCCGTGTAGTCATACAGCTGTTTGATGCCGACGGAATTGCCCTCGATCGTCAGCTGCGTCTTTTCGAGATACTTTCCGAAGTCCGAGATCGCCACATAGCTGCCCGACAGCTTCGTCGACCACGTCTCCGAATTCGCCGCCGCGAAGTCCGCTGTCTTGATGATGAGCGACTTCAAAGCCGCGTATCCCGAAAGCGTTGTCTTCTTCTCCGCCTCCGGCAGGCTGTCCGCGTCGATTGCCTGCGCGATCTCCGTCAGCGTCGCCTTCGCCGACCAGTCCGCCAGATTCAGTTGCTCCGTCACGCTGCACAGATACCTGCGCATGCTCTCCAGCTGCTCCTGCGTCGTCTTCCCCGCGATCGACGGGTATGCCAGTGTCAAAGATCCCATTACGCATCACTCCCCGCTTCCAGCACCCGTGCCAGACTGAACAGCTTCATCTCGCCCTTCCCCGTCAGCCGGAACTTCAGGTGGTCGCACCGAGCCGGGCGGATGGGCAGCAGGAAGGTCCGCAGCCCCCGTCCCTCGATATGCCCGCAGTGCCGCCAAACTCCATCGGAATCGTACTGCACCCAGAAGTCGACGCTCGACCCCTTCGGCAGCTGCATCCGCAGGTTGATCCGGGACACATACTTCTTCCCGACGAGTCCATACGTCATGATCCCCGTTTCCGCCATCCACTGCACACTGTCTTCCAGCGTCCCGACCGAGCCATAGACAGTCCTGAGCGTTCCATTCTCGAGAAAATACAGCTCATCGTCCACCCTGGCGAAGTCCGCCGCGTGGGTATCGTCCTCCCTGTGCCATAACCCCTTGCGGGTGTCGTAGACGAACAGCGACCAGTTATGGCCTTCATCCTCCATGCTGATGAAATACTTTCCTCTGGCGCCGCCCGCGACGGCATTGTAGTAGAGCTTCGTCCCGAAGCAGCTGCCGATCTCCTGCGGCAAACTCCCGTCGTACACGCAGACGCCCATCCGCGATTTGTAATACAGCCGGTCGTCCACCACGACGAGGCTCTTGGCAGACCCATTCTGCACACCCGCGCATTTCTGCACGACCACCTGATGTGCCCCCGTCGCCGACGGATACACCCGATGGAAGCAGTCTTCCTTGAAGAAAATCGGACTGTCGGCCAGCGTCGCCGCGCCTGTCCACTTTCCGTCCGTGCCGCAGCTCGCGCGCCATGAATCCGTCGACACGCCCTGGTAGCACTCCCAGTTCTTAAAATCGCCCAGCTTGCAGCAGTAGATCTCATTGACGGTCTCGCCGTCCGCCACGCCGTACTTGCAGCCCCACAGCCGATTCCCGCTCTCGGTGATGAAGTCCATGCTTGGGACCTTCCGCGCCGTCTTCACGGTCCCGCTCGTCACCTTCGTCGTCTCGTCGACGAGGCCCACGATCACGAGGTAGCTCTCGCCCACGTCGTACAGGATCTGGCTGCCGTTGAGCTTCTCGACCTGCTCGTTTCCGGTCAGCCCCGAAAGCCGGATGCCGTCGTACTGCTTAAAGCCCTTCCCGATGCCGTTCGCGGAAAGCTTCAGATACACCGTCGGCACGGATACCCACTGGCTTGTTGCCTCCGCCCACTGCTTGAGCGTGTGGAGCTTGCCGGACGTGTCGAGCCAGTACTGCCCGTTCGACGGGCTCTCCGGCTGGCTGGCCTGCGTGTAACTGACCGTCAGCGCCGTCCCGTCGACAAGACACAGGGAAATGTCAATGTTCGTGCTTGCCGCGTCGACCACATTCTCCTGCCCCATGTACCCGTTGTCGGAATACTTCTCGGTGTTGAAGTAGATCCCGTCCGGGAAGATGCACAGATACGCGCCCATGGAAATGAGCTGCTTTTCCCCCGCCTTGATGCTGACCGCCGGCATGTAGCTCTCCATGGAAGCGCCATTGATGTAAAGCACCTGATTCTGCACCCAGCACAGCGCGTCCTTCGCCAGAACGCCCTGCACCCCCTCGATTGCCTGCGCCGTCCCCCGCCTTGGCCGCGGCGCGAGCAGTGGGTACTCATCCGCCGACAGATTCTCCATGTCGTAAAACTCCCCGTCCGCCAGCTCGAGGTTGTGGTTGTATCCGAGAAAGACCTCCGTCATCATGGTCTGCTTCTCAGTCTCCGTCAGTTGTGGTGCCAGCATGGCCTTACCTCCTTTTCATCATGTCCAGGGGATCAAACAGAACCGGCGGTGCTTCTGCCGGTACCGTCGGCTTGATTGGCCGCGACATGCACATATACCGCCATTCGTCCGCGCAGTGATCCTCCATTTTCGTATCCAGATCCTCCACCTTGTGTTCGTCGTACATGAGCATTGGGATCGTCCGGATGAACGCCTTGCATCCGGCGAAGACGTACATGCGCGGGTATCCATCCGCGTCAAATTGCAGCCGGTAGTGGCACTGCATCCACCCCGCAATGCGCTCGTTGTCTCCCGGTGAAAAATATACACCGTATTTCGCTGCGGTCTGCATGATGCTCTCTCCGCGATCCGCCGCCCAGCACGCCGGGTCGGCGACGCCGATGATGTTCTTCCCTTTGAGCCACGCATGCGTCCGCTCGATCCTGCTGATCTCCGCAAACTGCTTATCCGGGTTCCACTTGACGCCCTCGTTCGGGGTCTTCGTGCATCCGTAAAGCTCCAGAATGCGATAGATCACGCCGTCATAGTCGACCGCCCACCACGCACAGGAAAACGGCTTGCCGTAGCCAAAGTCATAGCTCCTGCAGATCGTCCACCCGTCCGGGATCTCAAACGGCTCAATGACATGCGTCCAGCGCCGGTCTTTGTAGTGTTCCGGATCGTCCCGGAAGTCCTCAAAGAATTGCCCTTCGTAGACGTCCCACCTGCCATACAGCCATGCCTCGCGCAGCTTCGGCGGCAGTGTTTCGAGCTGCTCGATATACTCCGGCTGGATCTGCATCAGGACTTTGTTGTCCTGCACCAGCGCCTGAATGAAGCTGTAGTTTTCCGGCTTCTCTTTGTCCTCAAATCTGCGGTCAATGAACAGGCGCTTGAAATACGCATGTGCCGGGCCGCCCGGGTTCAGCGTGTAGTACGTCCGCTTTGGAAACGGGTTTGTGCCGCGCACGCAGGCGTTGATCTGGTCGATCCACTCCTTTTGCAGCTGCCCGGCCTCGTCAATGAACAGCACGTCGTATTCCGCGCCCTGGTATTGCCCCAGATCTCCCGCGTTGTCGCAGTAACCGAACGTGATCGTCGATCCGTTTGGGAACCGGAAGGTCTTGTCGGTGGTGTTGTACTTCGCGATCCCCGCCAGCTCTTTTTTCAGCGGCTCGATGTGGTTGTTCCGGAGCTCAGGCATCGCGCGCCTGACGATCAGAACCTTGATCCCTGCGAAGTGCAGTGCCAGCAGCTTTGCCTTCGTCCGCACAGCCCAGCTTTTCCCTCCTCCGCGTGCGCCGCCATAGGCCACATGCCGGTGATGATCCAGCAGAAACAGCTTTTGCTTTTCGTTTGGTTCCCCGAAGCAGCGCTTTTTCATCCCGCGTAAGCCTCCGCCTCCGCCTCCATCGTGATCCTCTGGCTTTCATCCTTTTTTTCGCCCTCCGCATCCCGTCTGTAGCGGAACCCATACTCCAGCGCGAACTGTGCCCCACGCTGAGAATCCCGGTCGAACAGTCTTTCGGCCGTATATTGTTCCACGCGCGTCTGCGCGCGCGAAATCGTGTCCATAAATTCTTTCCTGGCCTTGTAGTTGTACAGGCTCTGCCTGCTGGAAAATCCTAGCGCCAGCGCAAGCCCCGGGATCGTTGGCGGCTTCCGGTTCACCCAGACCGGTGTCCCGTCTTTCTGGTTGAAAACGATGTCCCCGTCCTTATCCCGCAGGATCTCTCCCTTGCAGCTCTCAAAATACGCCTCGATCAGTCTTTCGATCTGCTCCACGGATTCATACTTCGGTTTCCTCGCCATGGCTCACGCCTCCCTTCTGCTTTTCAGCATAGCGTATCCGGAAAATCTTTTCACCCCACGCACGCAGAATGAGCGCATACGGCGTTCCGCATGCGCTTCGGCTCTCATTCTGTTCTTTCGTAGTATCGGAGCTTCGCCGCCGCGATGCTGCACCGCACGTAGTCAAAGCTGGCGCAGTATCGCGTGATGTAGTCTGACGTCTCCCGCCGCTCAGGAAATGCGAGCACGCATTCTCCCTCGCAGCGGATCGTCTTTTTCCCGGCTGCCTGCCAGAATGGGCAGATATACTCCCTGTGCCAGTAGTCGCTCGTCCCTATCACCCTTTCGTTTTAAAACCTTACGCATATACAAGGTTTAATTTAAGCGGCTGCCCGTCCGCTTTTTCTTGCCCTGTTCTTTCCGTTTACGTTCGTCCGCGTTCCGGCGGGATTACATATTTAAAATAGAGATACCCATACTGTGTGCCTCTCGCCTCCACCAGCACATAGCCCCGCGGCGCCACCGGCGGTCGCTCCACGCTGTACTCGCGCACCGCCTCCGTCGCGGGCTCCGGCTCCGGCCGGACGCAGTTCCTGCTTGCCTTGTACCTGTGCCCGCCGAACTCTTTTCTCCAATGCGCGTGCAGGTAGTCAGCCAGCGCCTTATAATCCCGGCCGTGGTCGACTTTGTTTCCATTTTCGTTCATGTAATAGTTGTGTTCCCGCAAATGCCGAACCTCGATCACGCTGCCGAGGCCCCAGATCCTGCCGATCTCCTCCTCCGGAATGCCGTCCGAGATCATGTGCAGATGGAACCGGCTCGTCGACTTGCCCTGCCCGTAGACAATCACGATCTTGGCGTTTGGGTATTTATATAGTAGGCGGCGGTAGAATCTGTCCCGGATGAGTTTCATCTCGGTGGCAGTATGTACCTCGTTCTCGGCGTCGAGTGTCAGCGTGGAATACAGGCTGGTCGGGCCGAAGTTGGCATTGACGAGCGCTTCCAGCTTCCCCTCGGAGATCTTCCGGTTGAATTCGTCCTGCTCTTCCCGCGTCTGGAAGCGCGGCTTGCGCGGTTTGCTGGTCTTTTTGTCCGCACCGTCGGACACGGTATACACGATCTGTGTACATACCTTCCCGGCAAACAGCCGGCGCTTGTGTCTCTTTGCCATCATCCACACCTCTTTCTCCCGGGCGGACAGAGCCGTCCGCCCCTACAGGTCTTCTGCCCGCTCAAAGCGTGGCCGGAAATTCCGGCCACAGTTTCAACGGTCAGTTCGTGTATCCGCATGCCTTGCATGTGCATACGTCTGTCTCAGCGTCCCATTCGCAATCTGATGCCCCGCATTTTGGGCAGTGCCCCCACGCGCCTCGCGCTCCTTTGGGGTCTGGCCCCGGCCCATTCAGCTTTGCATACCATGGATTCCCTTTCGGGCCCAGCGCTTCCCAATTTGCGGTATGCTCACGATTATCCCCGCGTTCCTCTCTTGCCTTCTCGATCCGCATTTCCAGACGAGCAAGCTTTTGCCTTCTGGCTATCTGCACTTCCACCGGAACACCGAACAGCAGCATCATTTCTTCCAGCGCGATCTGCACGTCCGCGATCTCCTCTGCGATCTCGTCATGGTTGTCGATTTCCCCATCGCCGATGAACATTTCGGCCGCAAATAGCTTTCGCTGCGCCTTGCACAGCTCCTTTGTCAGCTCTGCCATCTCTTCGATGGCTACAGCGACCTGCATATCGCCGCCGAATACCTCGATTGCGGCTCGATAGATTTTCGCTGTTTCAGTCATCCTGCGCCGCCTCCATTTCCTTGCGCTCCTGCATAAATGCGTGCAGGTAAAGCTGCAGCAAGCCCTGTGCAGTATTTACGTATTTTGTCAGATCTTTTTTGCTGATCAGCAGCCTTCCGGTCGTGATGATCCGCATGTCCGGCGTGCCGATCACCTGTATGCACGCCGGGTCTTCGGTCTTCTGGCCGTCTGGTGTCATCTTAAAAAGCGGCGGTGCAAGCTGATCCATCGTGATCCTCGGCGGGTATTTTTCATCCCGAAATTCAACCTCCCACTTGTCGTCTTCCATTTTCGCCTGAAACGTCCCGAGCTCACCGTAAAAAAGCTCCATGATTTTCCCCATTTTTGATACTCCTTTCACACTTCCACGCACTCATTGGCGCGGATATTGATCCTTTTGCCGCCGGACTCGATCACATATCCCGGCGCTTTGAACATTGGATACCGCTCCGCCCGGTATGTGGCTCCGATCCTTGGCTGGTATTCCGGCCATACCGGGACTTTGGCCGTTATGCGGATTCGGACGAGCCTGTGCGGCAAGCGCTTTTCGCCTTCCGGGCTCTCGGTGCGCAGGTCCTCCAGCTCCTTTGCAAGCTCCCGGCGGCGCTGCTCCAGTCTTTCTGCCTGCACTTTCCCGCGGCACTCCTTCGAGCAGCACCTTGTCTCCATCGTGATCGCGCTCGGCACTTTGTAAAATGTGGCCCCGCAGACCTGGCAGACCAACGCGACCTTGTTGGATTTGCCCATAGTTTCACACTCCTTCGTCTGGGGGCCGGTATTCCGGCCCCCGTAGGCAGGACGGGCTTTCACCGTCTGCGCACCGGCGCGCCGCGCTCGCTTGACAAACGCTGCGCATTTCCGGGCGAGCCGCCCTTGACTGCCGTCAGGCGGCTTATAAAAAGGAGGCAAGCGATGCACGGGGCCTATGCGATACCCCGTGTGGGATGACGTTTTTGCGCACGTCTCACGCGCTTTCCCGGCGCACAGAGCTTGAGGGATTTTCCGTGCGCCGGGTGCAAAGCCGGGGTTTCCTTCCGCAGCCGTCTCATGGCGGAGCGGCTGCGGCATAAGTCCGATAAAATATGGTTCCCCGGCTGATTGCCTATTCCTTGGTGCTGATATCCTTGTGCAGCAGGCCGTCCTCGCTCTTTTTGAGCGGCAGCGCCCTGCGCCGCACCTGCTCATCCGGATTCCAGCCGCATTTCAGGCAGCAGGCCGTCGTGCGGTTCATGCAGGCGTTCCCGCTTTTCGGCAGGCCGCACGGCATTCCCGTCCGGCATTCGTTTTTTTCTTCCGGCATTTTTAAATCTCCTGTATATCGATTCCGAATTTCGAGCGCATGAATTTTTTATTGCGCAGGTACTCCTTCGTCCGCGTCGGCTTGGACTTCACGTCCTCGACGACGAGCTTGCCTCCGAATTTGTACGAAAAGTCCGCCGTGTACCGCACCGCTCGGATCCGCTCTCCGGTCTCTGTCATATAAGATTCCTGCAGCGTGAACTGCTGCTGCAGGCGCAGATCGGAGATAATGCCAGCCCGGAGCATTACCATCAGCTCGTCGTACCGCCGCGCCTCCTTCTGGCTGTCAAACCGGACCCCGGCCCGCTCGGCGGGCGCGTTGTGGTACTTGGCCGCAGCCTGCTGCGCCGGTGCCTTCGGAAACACCTGCCGCGCGTAAGCCTCCCGCATTCTGGGCGGCATATCCGCCATGCTCTCAAAGCGCAGTCCGTTCATTCGGTTATGCCGCCCATCTGCGCACCACAGCAATAGCAATATTGAGAGCATCCCGCAAAAAATGCGCCTACTTTTGTACCACAGACTGAGCACTCCCATGTACTCCTTGATTTCCGCACTTTCTTCCACCACCCATGCACCACCGGCGCAACGTCGGCGGCGGGCAACTCTGAAATCTCGCTTGCAATGCAATCCGCCAGTCCGGTATGCCGTCCCAATACAGAGCCGTTCGCAAGCCCGTACTTTTCGGCAATTTTAACCGCATCTGTGCGCTTGATGTATTCCTCAGGCATGGTTTACCTCCCTCAACCAAAGTTCACTTGCCTTCATCTCTCCCGCATGGAATGCAGATTCCTTCGTTATTCCGCCCTCGTTCATTTTCTTCCGCAGCAGCTTCGCGTACAGTTTGATCGCCAGCGTGTCCTATACCACACCGGCGTTTGTCTTCCAGCGCGGCTTTGCCGTCAGCCCCCAGTTTGCATGGTTCCGGCTCGTGCCGATAGACATGAGGATCTTTCTTGCGCGTTTTCTGGTCATGCCTTGCCCTCCGTTTCCTCGGCGGAATTGCGCGTCAGTACCCACAACTCCCCGGCTCTCTTGAGCCAGTAGAGCCAGTCCGCCATAATTGCATCAATCACCGCAGCCGCCTTGTCGTGCGGCATGGCGAGAATCGCCTCCGAGGAAAGCTCCGTCGTATTATCTTCCATCACGGATTCATACAAGCGGCTACGGATTGGGATTCTGCAATACTTTTCCTGTCCATCAATTGTCCCACGGATTACTCCCTGGTTGCTCATGCCTTTCCCTCCATTTCCTGCAAAGCCTTCTCGGCTTCTTCTCGGGTTAAAAATACGGTTTTGCCGATGTCCTCCGGCCTGATCGTGCCGAGCCCTAGCGTATTCAGCACGGTTCGCCCGTTCAGCGTGCTCACATCCGATACGGTAAAACTATATACCCGCTTAACCGGGTGATTGCAGTACGTCCACAGTTCATCTCCCTGCCTGCACGGCAGCACCACCACGCGCCCGTCCTTGTCTGCCTCGGCAAGCTCGCGGAGGCGATTTGGGATTTTTCCTTTGGCTCCATCCAGTGTCCCGACATAATACGCCATACTGCTTTTAACCGTCTCGTAGCACTCACAGCCAGTGGCGCTACGCTGTGCCATCGGCTCGCCGCATTGTCTGGAGCACGCAAAAAAATGGATGCACTCTTCACAAGCTCTTTCAAGATTTTCTTTAGGTGGCATTATTCCCCTCCGTCGCTTCCGGCAGCGGCATCCAGTGGGTGACCTCCACGTCTTGCCCCCATGTATCAAACCATTCGCCGTATGCGTAATTTGCAATGAGTGCATCCCCGTCAGCATTTAGCGCAAGCTGCGGCATATCATACTCTGGCGTTTTTTCTGTCACGGAAATCCACCGCTTCTTCTCCCGCAGCGCCGCGTTCTCGGCGGTCAGACGCTCGATGAGGTCGGCTGCGGCCGTATTTACCTCGTCAAAACAGTCTTCGTTCCCTACTGCGGGGCAGTTTTCGCACGAGACTCCAAATTTGCAGTACCGCAGCGCCTGCACGATTTCCTTTTCTGTCATAGCGTGTCCTCCTCCATTTCTTCAAGAACCATTTGTCCCGGCAGTTCATCCGGATTTAACAGCGCGGCTTCCGGATCCCGCCACTCGACGCCGATGTAGTCCAGCACACGGCCCCAGCCGTACCAGTTCCCGCGATCATCCTGCATTACGTGATTCATCCACATTTCCCACTCCTTTGGATTCCGCTCCCACAGCCGGTCGAACCGGTGTGGGCGTTTTTCCATGTGCACGCCGAACCCGCACATGGAGCACCCGGTTCTCTGTGCTTTTGTCGTCCTGAGTGTTCCGTCTGCGTCGCGCACGATCTCTCCGTAGATTTCCGGCACCGGAACCTGCAAATCCAGCGCAAGCTGCAAAAGATCCTGCCGCGAAAAAATTGCGAATGGGCAGCTGCGTTTCGTTCCCGGCGATATGTAGTTGCACCCGTTCATCATCAACGCTTTCTGCCTGCGCCCTCCTTCGGACGCCATCAGGCCCATATACGGGAAGCTTCCGGTTTCTTTGGCATAATCGCTGCAAGGCTTTTCTTTCAGGTAATAGCAGCACTTATCCGATACGAGAAAATCCGGCGTTTTGTAGCTAACGCCTTCATTCTCATTTTCGTATCCGCCGAAGATCTCCAGCCATTTTTGCGCCAGCTTCATCCGCGTCCCCGTGCGGAACCCGCCGTAAGCCCCTGTTTCCCCAGTGATGATCGCATGGCGTACCGTTGCGTTTTTCTCGCTTGGATTTTGCAAAAGCGAGATTTTCCCCGCAACTTCCTTGGAGATCACCGGCCATCCGTACTCCCGCAGCACTTCCACTTTGCTTTTCAGCGGTTTCAGCGGCTTCACGCCGAGTTGCTTGTGAATCAGCTGAATGCTTTTATCCTCAAGCGACGATACCGAGATGGCAGGCACATCAATACCGATGCTGCGAAGGAACAGGAGCAGCGTGATGGAATCCAGCCCGCCGACAGCTACGTAGCAGCTACCTGCAACGTCTGGGTGATCGTAGAATTCCCATGCGCGGATTTTGGCGTATTTCACCTTGAACGCATAATCCATCTGCTGTTTTACTCGAAAATCCGCAATCTTCCGTTCGGTATCCAGCCTTGCATTTCGCTCCAGCACATTCTCTTTCATTTTGCCTCATCCCTCCCCGGCGCGATCATCTCCAGCAGCTGCTCGCCGCACATCCACACCGGGCCGCGCGGCCCCTGCTGCTTGCGGATGATCTCCGTTACCTCTTGCAAATATGAATTTTTCATGCTATACTCTCCTTGTACTTGATTTTCACAGAGAAGCGCAGGCTTCTCCGCCCTCGACCGGTTCCAGCCGGACGAGGGCATTTTTTATCCGAACATTCTATCCGGCTGATAGCCGATCTTTGCCACGCTGGCCGACTGATGGTATTCCGGCCGCTTGAAGCTGTAGCCCCAGCGTTTTGCCGCCCAGAACAGGGCCGCCGTTTCATCCGCCGCGTGTACCGTAAGCTGTCGGCCTGCGTAGTTCACCACGAAATAATGCTTCCCGGCGTAGCCCGGCTGCTCGACGATATCCGTGCGCCTCGCGGGCCGCTCGCCCGGATAGCTGATACTATTTTGCCGCATAGCTTTTGCCCCGCCTGTCCTTATTTGCCGCCCGCTCGATCTGCCGGATGGCGGCTCTGTCCGGCTCCAGGCTGATCTTGTCCCGGTGGTTGATGTCGTAGATGTGGTTCCGGATGCTCTCATAGAGCGCCCAACTGCAGCAGCGTGCGCTGCATCCCGGCTCCCGGCCGGGGCAGTCCTTCCCGCACGGCGACGGGATCTGCCGCATACGCGGCGCGTAGATCTGCGCCGTCATAGCGCTTCGTCCTGCACTTTCGTCAGCCAGTACGCCAGCTTTTGCAGCCGCGTCTCCTGTTTGAGCAGTTCGTCGGTTGTCTCGTGGTCGATTTTCGGCATTTCGCACAGGAGCGCCCGATCATTCTTGAGGTCGTCCGCGTAGGCGTTCACCGCCTCGATCACGTCCGCCAGCTGGTCAGGGCGGAAGCTGACCGGGATCTTTTGCTCCGTCACAGCCAGATCCCCGTCAAAAACGTCGTCAGCGACACGCCGCCGAGGACGGCGGCGATCTCCGTCGCGTGGGCGCAGCCTGCGATGATGCACAGCGCGAAGCCCACGCCCGACAGCCAAATGCACCCCAGCCGCGCCAGCCGCCGCATGGCCTTGCGCCACTGGTAGATCGCCCGGATTCTCTCCCGGCGCTCCTCCAGGCTTTCCCCTTCAGGAATTTCCGGCGGCTCATACCCGAGCCGTTCTGCAAGATTCGTTCTCACTCTGCTAACTCCTTCCTCCATACCGGGCTGTCCTCCCGGTTCACGCAGTAGCGCATGGTTTCCTTGAATTCCTCTCCTATTCCCCGCTGGCAGAACGCGGCATAAAATATGTTCAGGATTCGCGCGGCAGCAGCGCTCAGTTCCAGCGCGCTGCCGGATAGCGCAGATACCGTTTTTTGCCGTCCATGCCGATCTCGACGTGTACCTTCCCGTTATCCATTGGTTTCCTCCTTCGTCTCCTGCATCCGTCTGACGAGCCGCGCCAGACGAGCGTTTTGTGTAACGAGCTTCTGCGCGTCCATGTCCAGCCCCTTGCGCTTGAGTCCGTTAATGATCTGCGCCGCCTGGCACTCGCACACCAGCGCCGCCTCGATCAGATCGTGCAGCTCCTGCCCGCTCAATGTGAGGGTGTAGGTCTTTACCTTCTCCATGCGTCAGCCTCCTATCTCTGTACCATCCACCGTGCCAGCTCCGTGAGCGACACCGTGTACTTGTTCCCGATGTGCCGGGCTGGGAACCGCCGGTCGGCCAGCAGCGTCCGCCGGTCGATGCCCAGCGCCGCCTGGCATTCCGTGATCCCGATCGCCGCCCGGCCCGGAAACATATCCGTCAGCAGCTCCAGCTGCGGCCGGTATCCTTCCAGCTCTCTCGGCATTTTCTCACGCCTCCTTCTTCTCGTTCATCAGCTTCGCAGGCTGCACCATAGCAGCCATGCCCTGCATAAAGATCAGCGCCTTCTCACGCATTTCCGGTGTAAGCTTGTTGATTTCCGCCGAGATCTTCTCGGCCTGCTGCTTCTGTTCCTCTGACATTGATCTCACCTCGCTATTGTCAATCGTCCCTGCGCTGTGCTATCCTTTATCTGAAAGGAGGTGTCAGCACAGTGGATAATTACTTCATTCTCACGCCCGACGAGCGCCAGATTGCGCTTGCCTACGCGCAGGCCCGCTTCTCGGAGTGGCTTTCGCAGAACCACTCCGAGAAGGATTTCCCGCGCCGCAGATCAGCGTTCTACGCTTGCCTTGACGAAGGCGTCACGGTTGCCCTTGACTTCCGCCAGCGTAATGGCATGTAGATCCTTCGTCGCATTGATCCATTCCCAGATATAAGTTGTGGCAAACTCGAAGTCTTCTTCCGTTGCCCCCAGCTCTGCGGCTGCTTCCATCAGCCGCAGAGCCAGTTTGTGCCCGCTCGGGTTCTGGTTTTTCTTCAGTTCCTCGTATTGCTTCAAGGATTCCGTCGGTTCTGTAAACTGCATTGATCTCACCTCGCTTGGTTTATTCGTTATGTATAGACTAGCATGTGATACGTATATTGTCAAGTATTATTTTATACATTTCACATATTTTCTGATTGACAAATATGCGTGCCTGTGATACTCTCATTTCAGAAAGAAGGTGAATCCATGAACACAGTGAATGAACGAATCTCGTTTTTAATCAAAGATCAGGGTCTGACGCAGTCCAAATTTGCCGATCGCATTCACCTGACACAAGCTCATGTCTCTCGAATATGCTCCGGCACATATGTCCCAACCGAGCGCACGATCTCGGATATCTGCCGGGAATTCAACGTCTCCCTCGCCTGGCTCGAAGACGGCGAAGGGGAAATGTATGTGCAGCGCAGCGCAAACGAGGAACTTGCCCTGCTGGTCACAGATATCATGTCCGACGCCGACGATTCCTTCCGCAAGCGCTTTCTCTCCCTCCTGATGGCGCTCCCGCCGGAAAAATGGAGTGAAATTGAAAATTTCGTAAAAAAATTAAACGGAGACGCTTGACCGTCTCCGTTTATTTTTGTATTCTGGTAGGGGGTGGTATTTTGAGTTTCCGCTATTGGCTTATGTATCTCGGTGCTTCCTTGCTTATCTATGTGGTTGCTGCTCTATTGAATCATTGGCGCATGTGCAAAGATCCAGATAATAAAACCGTTTCGGGTTTCCTCGTTTTTATTCTCACAATCATCCTCAGCATCCTTGCTTTCCCTGCAACGCTGCTTCTGATGGGCTTGGTTGAGCGTCTTCTCATGAAGCGTCTTTCCGGCAAGGACGAAGAATCATACAGGCACGGATACTTCAACGGATATGATGACGGTTCCAAGCACATGCCTTACGATTCTTCCATGAAGTAACGCGGCTCTATAAAATTCTGTATTTTCCTCAAATTTTTGTGCATTTTTTCGTGCAACATTCCGGGTTTACATTTTGTCCGCCGCGGCATATACTATAGACACAGCGAAAGCTGCGAATCAAGCCTTTGGAATTGACCCCCCACGATCAGGGGAGTGCCAGATCCAAGGGCTTTTGATCGTTAATGGAGGGGTATTATGTCTAAAACTGCGATTCTCGTTGATGGCGGATTCTTCCGCAAGCGCTCCAAATTCCTTTGGGGTGAGCATTCGCCGGAAGTTACTGCTGACGCTCTGGCTACATACTGCAAGCGGCATCTTCGTGAGCACAATATCCGCCACGACCTGTATCGCATCTTTTACTATGACTGCCCTCCGGTAAACAAACAGGTTTACCATCCGCTTTACAAGCATACCATAAATCTTGGTGCGACCCCGGAATATGCCTGGATGTGCGAATTTCTCGCTTGTCTGAAGACAAAGAGGAAATTCGCGCTTCGCCTCGGCAAACTGGATGACAGCAACACCGTGTACTCGCTCTGCTATGATACCGTCAAAAAACTTTGCTCCGGCACTATTTCGCCCGCCGAATTCACGCCGCAGGACTTTGAGCTTTCCATCCGGCAAAAAGGCGTGGATATGAAAATCGGCATCGACATGGCGTCCCTTTCCTTTAAGCATCAGGTCGACCAGATCGTCCTGATCGCCGGTGACAGTGATTTTGTCCCTGCCTCCAAACTCGCCCGGCGTGAAGGCGTCGATGTCGTTCTCGACCCGCTCGAACAGTCTGTAAAAGACGATCTGTTTGAGCACATCGACGGTCTGCGCTCCTGCGGCAACCCTTTCCCTGTCGAATAATTCCCCGCCGGAACGATTTCCCGTTCCGGCGCTTATTTTATGATGTTCCGCAGGAATCGCAGGATGATTTTCAGCTGATCCAGTGTGGCCCGCTCTAAAATGTTTTCAATCTGTTCCATCGTCTTTTCCATTCCCGTCTCCATTTCTCCACAAAATTCCCGTTCATTTTTTGTTAATCTTTGCCTCTTGTTCGCGCCTCCCGAAAGTTGTAAGATATAGGTAGGCGTCACCCGCGCCGCTGGCCGAACAACGGCGCGGGCTTTTGCTTGCGCAGGCGACCGGGAGCCGTCTGTATCTGAAGCATGGCATACGCTGGTTGGGTTTGTAAACCTGTCGGGTTGGTTTTCAGCGTAGGTTTTTCTGAAATCTTACTGCCACAGGTGTGGTTTTTATATATGGAGGGATGGTTTTTGTCAGAAAAATTGTGGGAAACATGCCGCGAAGCAAAGGACACCATGCAGCCGCATAAGACGAATCAGGATATCGCTGACGAATCCGGCGTATCCGTCAATGCCGTCAGCCAATTCCTGCGCGGCGAGACTACGAAGCCGTACATTAATACCGTCGGCCCGATTTGCGCATCCCTCGGCGTATCACTGGATGAGCATTTCGGCGTCCCGCCTGCCGAGCCTTCCGAGCCTTCCGATGCTGAAAAACTCCGCGCCGAGAACGCGTCCCTTCGTGCGCAGTTTGCCCAGCAGCAGAAGTCCCTGCGCATGCACCGGCTTGTGACGCTCATCCTCTTGGGTATTCTTTTGCTGTGTGCCCTTGCGCTTGTGGTCGACGCGCTCATCCCATCGATCGGCTGGATCCGCACATGAATAAAACCGCCCCGGCCGGCGCCGGAGCGGTATTCTTGGAGGTTTTACGATGCCAATTCCCAAATACTACGTCAGGCCGGACGGCCTGCATGAATCCATCATCACAGTCAATGGCAAGCGCAAAGCGTTTCGCGGCAAGACAGACCGCGAGGTCTGGAATAAGATCAAGGCCTACCGCGCTGAAGCCGAGAAGCCAAAGACCGTCCCGTTCTCCGACGTCGCCCACGCCTGGTGGAACGAGATCGAGCCAACGCTTGCGCCGAATTCCCTGCGCAATTATTCCCCTGCCTATGAGCGCGCCGTCGCGCAGTTTGGCCCGGAGGATGTCGCCACGATCACAAGCAAAGAGGTGGAGACATACATCAACCAGTTTGCCAAGACCCACGCAAAGAAGACCGTTATCACCCAGCGTCAGATCATCCGGCAGATCCTGAACAAAGCCCAGCGCGAAGGGCACGTCTCTTTTAACGCTGCGCAAGCCGTCCTTCTCCCGAAAAATCTCCCGCAGAAGCGCCGCCATGCGCCGCCCGCAGATCAGATCCAGAAGATCAAGGACAACGTAACTGACGACTTTGGTCTGTTTGCCTTCCTGATCTATTATACCGGCTGCCGCCGCGGCGAGGCCGAGGGCTTGCGCTACGAGGACATTGACCGGGAGAGAGGCAGGATCTACATCCGACGCAGCGTCTACCATACCGGTCCGACGCCCCAGATCAAGGAGCCGAAGACCGCTGCCGGTATCCGCTCTGTCCCGTTACTCCCCGCGCTGGCTGCTGTACTCCCACAAAAAGAGCACGGCTATATCTTTTCCAACGATGGCGGGAAAAGCCCACTTCCCGGCTGGTACGTCACCGATCAATTTGAAGCCTACCGCAAGCGCACGGGCATCACCGTCTCCCCGCACGAGATCCGCCACGGCTACGCGACCGCGCTCTATGAATCTGGCGTAGACTTCAAGCTTGCTCAAAAATTCCTCGGCCACGCGCAGCTCTCCACCACCATGGACATCTACACCGATATCCTCGATACCCGCATTGATAAAGTCGCCGCCCAGATGGACGCGGCATTTTAATTGCACCTTTTTACTGTGTCGGCCACTGTGTTCATACCCGTGTATTTTCGTGCTAGTCTATGCTACTTTTTGCTACCTTTCATTTTTCATCAAAAGTTCTGTCCACTCGTAAATAATTCAGTTTTACCGTTAAATTCTATTGCAAAATATAAAAATATAGACATAGGAATTCAAATTCCTACGTCTATATTTTTGGTGGACCTGAAGAGACTCGAACTCTAAAAAAATACTGTATTTGCAGCGTAAATTTGCAAACTGTGTTTATTTTGTGTTCAACCCCTATCCCTGAGCCCCATCACTTCGCAATATGCTCGTAATACTCCATCAGCTTGCGCTCCGGCCCCGGGCCGTCTTTATCGATCAAAAACGCCTTTGCCAGAGCAGCGTAGAACTCCGGGCGGTTGAGGCCGAATTCTACCGCGACGGGGTAGTAATCCGAGTACATCATGTTCATGGTCACGCCCCACGCCCAGTGCGGGACCACAGGCGCCTGAATGCCCATGCTCTCGGCAACGGCCGTCGTCTGTTCCATCGTCCAGTGTGGGCCGGCCGAGCCGTCTGCATTCTGCATATGCTCTGCCCACTGTATCGCCGTTTCGCGATCAAACTCTGCCGCATCCGGTTCGTCTTCGCGGCAGTCCAGCTTTTCCAGCCTGCGGATCGTCTTCGCGTACATGCCGACTTCCTCCGCGCTGCCGAGCGTCACCGGCTTTTCCATGGCCTCGTGCAGCTTGTGATAAAGCTTATCCACATACTCTTTCATGCTCACGCCTCCTGTATGTACCGGTAAAGTTTGTCAACGTCGTTCTGATCAAACCGCATATCGCCCAGCAGCGGGACGGATACGGTCAGCTTGTTTTCAAATCTCGGGCGGGCCGCATTATAGAGCTTATCGAGATCGATGTTTCCGGCGTCGTCGAAGATCTGCATCATTTTTACCGCCGGATTTTCGCGCAGCGCGAGGATCTTCTCACGGCTGCCCTCCATGATGAGTGCAAGCATGATCCCGGCCCCGATGCCCTTTCCGCCCGGCAGGTGCGGGATGACCTCATTGTCTGCGTAGCGCATCGCGCCGCGCATGGCCTGATCGATGGTTACTGTCATAGGCTCTCCTCCGTTTTAAGTCCGGGGCGGCGATTGCCGCCCCTTTTGCTTAGCTGTTGCAGCACCCGCCGCACTTCGGGATCGGGTTGTAGAGCGACTGCGCCGTGGTCGCGGTGCCCGTGGTGACGTCGGCGACCTGCTTGGGATAAAAGGTCGCATTTACGTAGGTGACGATGGAGTTGTCACCGCAGCAGCGGCGCTCGGCCTCCATCTTCACGGCGTCCAGCGCCTCCTTGCGGACGCAGTCAACGTCCTGCTTTACAAGCGTAAAGCTATCCTCGGTGCGCTGGTTGTGTACGGCCTGCTTGCACAGTGCCTCACGGACGTCCTTGAGCTGTCCGTCGATATAACCGTACATCTCCAGCATTTTCTGATCGTTGTACGTGTTGGCCTTGAGCAGCGCGATCTCGCTGTCCTTCGCGGCCAGCTTCTGCTCCCGGTCAAGATCGTAGCGCGTGACCGGCATGTTCTCGCTGCACGTCGGCTCCTGCTGCCGTGCGGCGAGCATGGCGGCGACCGTCATGGCAGGCGTGACTGCCGCAGCGATGTCAGCGGCTTCCGATCTCTTGTTCTGGTTGAGGCCGCCCAGCAGATTGCCGAGCCCGCCGTTTGCCAGACCCAGCGCGGCGCCGCCGATGCCAAAGCCCAGCGCAGTCCCCGCGAGTCCCTTGCTTGCGTATTCCATAAAAAATCCTCCGGTAAAAGTAGTAAGCTGGCCAGCTCCTACTCTCATTCTGCCGCTTCTCCGGTTTTTATGGGGGACATTTCCGGGACATCTGTGTACCATTTGTGGGGACTTTTGTTTTTATTTTTTATAAAATATTTCGAAAGCCTCTTGACATATACGGTATTACAGTATATAATATAACCATAGACACAAAGCAAAACAAACACGACAAAAAATTGGAGGATGGCAGACATGTTTCATATCGTTTCCGCGTGGGGAGCGCAGACAAATCCCCACTATGACCCGGACACTGCAAACAATGGCGGAGGTTACTGGCAGTTTTCCGGCGGTATCGTTGTCGACCTTAACGGCCAGCTTGTCACCGTTGATGTCGACGACACGTCCTGCGGCGATTTTGGCAGCCGCGTGTATTTTTCCGTGACCGCTGACGGCTTCTGCTGGCGCTTTTCCGACGGCACAATGGACGATGCGTCCATTGACACCCCGGAGGATGTCTTGGGCGTTCTGCGGTCAATCTCCGGCGTTCTTGGCGTGGACGCCGAAGCGCTGATTTCTGCCGCGTTGAATGCGGCGAACATCTGCGCGCGGGAGGTATGCTATGCCGACTGACACCCAGCGCCGCGCTCGCAACAAGTGGGATGCAGAAAACATGTCCGTGATTTCCTGCAAGCTAAAACGGGAGATCGCGGAAACCTTTAAGGCTACGGCGAAAGCCAACGGCACGACCCCGAATGAACTGATCCGCAAATGGATCGATGCGTATATGCGGCAAAACATGCCAGCAGAGCAACCTTCGGCCGAAAAAATATGATTTGAATGTAAAAAAGCCCGCCCGGAGCGTAATGCTCAGGGCGGGCTGCTTTGTGCCAGACGGCGGGCGATATTGTAGATGTGCGGCAGGCGGCGGGAGATGGTCTTGCGGTCGATACCGATTTCACCGGTTGCGTCCATCTGCGGGAGCCTGC